CTTTCTATCTTGGTTTTCTTGATTTCAGGGTAATCCCCGTTTATGCCACCATAACCTGCCGTTACGATAACATCACGGCAGTCGTCAATCCATTCAAACTCTTCATCTTCGGCAACGCTACGTGAATTTTTGCTTTTCTGCAGAGCGGTTGTATTGGAATTTTCATCTAGCGTTGCGTCAGGTTCTCCGGTCAATAAATAACTCGGTGAAACTTCCAATTCTTCGGCAAGGGTAATAATCATTGATGCCACAGGCTCAGTTTGATTTGTTTCCCAATTCTGCAATGCGGATAGCGAAAGACCTAACTTTTCCGCCATAGCATTTCTTGAAACTTTTTTAAGTTCTCTTAGCTCTCTGATCCGATTTCCGATGGATGAGTTGTTTTTAAACTTAACTCTCATAACTTTAAAAAACTCCTGTGAAAAATTTAATGTTTTTAAAGTTGAATTAAAAGTTATTAATTTCAAGTAGATAGATAAAATAACCATTAAATCAATGTTTAAATTTTAATCAATTAACTTTAAAATAAACTTTTTAAAGTTTACTTAGTTGTTTTTATGGTTTAATATCCTCATCAGATTAACTAAAGGGGTTATCTAATGAGGACATTAATGGAAACTAAAAAAACAGCTATTGATTGGCATCGAGAAGACATCAAAGCTGCACTAGCAAAAAAAGGTTGGTCATTGCGCCAACTTTCTTTAAAGCATGGTTATAGCAACGGTAGCACATTAAAAAACGCGCTAGACCGTCCTTGGCTCAAAGGTGAACGCATTATAGCTGAAGCCATTGGCGTTCCTGCCGAAGTTATTTGGGCATCACGTTATGAGCAACGTAACCATAAAAAATATGCCGATAGATAGTTTTGAGGTTATTTATGAGAAATGACAACCTAAAAACACACTACTCAGCCAAGGAACTACTTAATTTAAGTTTATCCTGTTTACCTAATTCAGTGCAAGGAATTATTTATCAAGCTAAGAAGAATGGTTGGGCAACTCAAAAAAGAGTTGGTAAAGGTGGCGGTGTTGAATATGCAGTTTCTACCTTGCCGGAAGATGTACAAACCGCAATTAGAGATCGTTTTGCTGTTGCGGTGATAAGTAAACCAAAACAACTCCCAACGGTTAAAAATCTGAACCTTGCCGACCTCACCACTAAACAGCGCGAAATTGCTGATGCACGCATGGCTTTAGTGGCTTATGTGAGCGAATTGGAACAGGTGCAAAGCCGAATCAAAGCCATCACCCACCTATGCAATGCGGCAAAGTGCGGTGAAATTTCGGCGGATTTGATGGCGTTAGTCTCCACGGCTAACAGCAAAAACGGCAATAACTGCGGTCGTGTGTTATCACCAAGAACCCTGAATCAGTGGGTGATTGATTATCACAAATGCAAAACAGCCGAAGAAAGATTGCGTGCGTTGGCACCGGGTCAACGTCAGGCACAAAAATTGGAAGAATTGGCATGGTTGCCTGATTTTTTGGTGGCTTATCGCAACACTAACGGCGTAAACGTCACCGAGGCTTACGCCATTTTTAAAGCGCATTGGCAGGCGCACTATGCTGACCAGCTGTTAATGATGGCACGTTTACCAAGTCTTGACAGAGTGCGTCGCGGATTATCCAAACTGCCACGCCACATTCGCGAAATCGGCCGTAAAACAGGGGCAAGCCTGCGCGCCTTAAACACTTATGTTAAGCGCGATTGGTCGGTGTTAAAAGCGAATGATGTGTGGGTGGGTGATGGCCACTCCATGAAGATGAAAGTGCAACACCCTGATCATGGTCGCCCGTTTATCCCTGAATTGACGTTAGTCATGGACGCACCTAGCCGCTTTATTGTTGGTTGGTCAGTCAGTTTGGCGGAAAACGCGTTAGCCGTTGCGGACGCTATCCGAAATGGGATTGAGAACCACGGCATACCGGCTATCTATTATTCAGATAACGGGGGCGGTGAAAAGAACTGGACGTTAGATGCGGATATTACAGGGATTTTGCCCCGTTTAGGAATTAACCACCAAACAGGGATTCCGGGCAACCCACAAGGGCGCGGGATTATTGAACGGGTGAACCAAACTTTAGCGATTCGCATTGCACGCCAGTTTGAAACCTATCACGGACGTGGCGCAGACCGTGACACCGTGCGACAAACATCCACGGCAGTGATTTCGCTTGATAAAGCGATTCGACAAGGACGCACCGAACTGACCAACAAACAACGTTGGGCGGTGGGTAAATTGCCAACATGGAAACAGTTTATTGATGCGGTGGAAGAAGGTATCCGTTGGTACAACAACGAACATGTGCACCGTGAAATCGGTTGCACACCGGCACAAAAACGCCGTGAGTTATTAGCCGATACTGAGTTGTTATTGATTACCCCGATTGAAGCACGCGACCTATTCCGTCCAAGTGTGATGCGTGTGGCTCAACGAGGCTGGGTATCAGTGTTTAACAACCAATATTTCAATCAGAAACTGCTTGATGTGGACGGCAAAAACGTGCAGGTGGCGTTGGATATACATAACCCAAGTGCGGTCATTATTCGCGACGAATCAGGGGCGTTTATTTGCGAAGCCATCTTAGACGGCAACAAACGCGACGCATTCCCGTTGAGCTACGTTGAAAAAGCACGCAAAGACAGACACCAACGCCGCGCGAAATTGAAACAAGAACAACTGGACGAAATTAATGCGGAATTGAACCCGGTCATCAGTATCGCCCACAACTCAGGCGCAGAGCTATTACACGGCTTACGCGCAAGACAAGTCAACCGCTTTGACGAGGACGAAGAAATTGCGTTGTTGCCAAGCGAAATGAGACGTCAACAACAGAAAGCAGTAGGAGCCAAATAATGAAAGAACGCATTCTGAGATATACGTACCACGGGCGAATTGGGCACAATCGCCAAATGTATTTTTCTTATAAGTTGATTAAATGGAAAGGAAAGATGGTTGAAATCAGACCAAAACAAGACTTCTTAGAAGTTTATAGCCTAAACGGCTACTTAATTTGCACCGCATCAAGATTAATTACAAATACAGGAGCACTAGCATGAAAGAACAACTTGCAAGATTTATGCAACAGAAAGGGCTAACCCAAACACAAGTGGCCAAAGCCCTCGGCAAGTCCAACGCCGTTATCAGTCAGTATTTAAAAGGCATTTATAAAGGCGTGACCAAAGACATCGACGAAGCAGTGGAACGCTTAATCCGTCGCGAAAAAGACAAAGTGGTTGAGCGCAATTTTAACAGCGAATTTGTGCCGACTTACGCCGCAGAACGTTGCCTTGATGTGGTGCATATCGCCCATGTCGAAGGCGAAATTAGTGTGGTTTATGGCGCGGCAGGCTTGGGAAAAACCAAGGCATTAAAACAGTATGTCAGTCAAAACCCTGAAACAATTTTTATCGAAGTTGAGCCAAGTTGTAGCCCGAAAGTGTTGCTAAAAAATCTCTGCCACCAGTTGGGATTGAATGAAGTCGGGGCTAACCATGAACTGTTTACCCGTATCACCGAAAAATTGGGCGAAGGTCGCTTAATTATTGTGGACGAAGCAGAATTGTTAAGCACGAAAAGCCTTGAATATATCCGTCGAATCCATGACTTGACAGGCTGCGGTGTGGTGCTTGCCGGTATGCCTCGCCTACTGGTTAACTTGAAAGGGAAATATGGCGAATTGGCGCAACTTTATAGCCGTGTGGGCTTGGCTTGTGACTTGGGTAACCAGTTAAGTGAGGAAGACATCCACAAACTGGCAGAGAACGGCTTAGGTACGGACGAATTTAACCAAATCCTATTTAAAGCCAGCCATGGCAACGCCCGTCGCTTAACCAAACTTATGCGCGGTGTGATTCGTGTGGCCGAAATGCACGGTAAAAAGATTGACGAGAAGTTAATCAACTCTTATGCAGGCATGTTAATCAACTAATTAAACCCAAGGAGCAACCAAATGAGCGAACAAATGAACCGCGTAGCGTATGCGTTAAGACGTGAAGGCGTACAAATCGTTGAAAGTAAAGACGGCCGTTTTCCAAAAATGGTGATTTTAAACCCGAGCCGTCGATTACAGGAAAAAGGCGTGCAAATGACCACCGTCAAAAATGGCGTGCATATTGTGCGAAACGTGGCAAATGAACAAGGCGTTATGGTCTATTGGGCTTAAGGGGGAGAGGTGCCTAAATATCGTCAAATCTACGCCGTATATCGCGGAGAAGAGAATCTAGGCGACGGCACGGCGGAAGAACTAGCAAAGAAATTTAATATTAGAAAAAAAACACTGTATGCGATGGGGTCAGAAGCGATCCTAAAGCGTAACAAAGGCAACAGATTAATCGTAATTAAATTAGATAAAGAAGAGGTTTAAACCATGAAAGTGATGATTGAAGGTAAAGAATATTGGCGCGATGCCAAAGGCAATTTAACGCCTGCTGAGTTGGTGAAAGAAATCGACAAAGCGCGTGATGCGCTCGTGCACGAATGGGTAGAACGTGGTCGTGATTTAAGCAAAGCCATCAGCCATTTCAAAGAAGGCATTTTTGGTGATGTACAAGCTTTTATTGAGCTTTCTGCCGAGAAATATGGCGCGAAAGTGGGTGGTAATAAAGGCAATGTGACGCTGTTTAGTTATGACGGCAAATACAAAATCCAACGCGCCATCAACGAGAGCTTGCAGTTTGACGAACGTATTCAGGCTGCCAAAGTATTGATTGATGAGTGCTTGAATGAATGGAGCGAAGGCTCACGCCCTGAATTAAAAGCGTTAATTGAACGTGCATTTAATGTGGATAAGGAAGGCAATTTGAACACCTCACGTATTTTGGGCTTACGCCGCGTAGAAATCCAAGATAGTCGCTGGCAAAACGCAATGCAAGCAATTAGCGAAAGCGTGCAAGTGGTAAGCAGTAAGGCTTATGTGCGACTTTATGAGCGTGTTGGCGAAACCGATCAGTATGTGCCGATTGCGTTAGATGTAGCGGGGGCTTAAAGCTTATTTAAATGCCCTTTTAATCTCCCCTAACCCCTCTTTACAA